TGCGTCCACCCATTCAACACCAGCAGCGGGGCGAGGATGCGCCCAAAGATGTTGTCCCGCCCGGCGTCCACCGTGACCACATGTACGTTCATTGCGCGCACGCTCCCCAATGGTGTGCGATGACCACACCGTCCTTGCCGCCCCCGTTCCACTGCGGCCCCAACAGCAACAGCCGCACAGGCGCGCGTACAAGGGCGCGTACAAACGCTGCCTGGTCCAGCGACTTGAACCGCGCCCACTCCTCTCGCCACACCTCGAACAATGCCAGGGTCCGCGGGTTGCGAGCAATGAACATGACGCCGCACCCGAACTGCGGCACCTTCGGCGCCTCAGCCCACGCAGCCTCGCGGTCCTCGGGCAGGCAATGCCAGAAGGAGTTGGGTCCCTGGTTGTAGCTGGGCACCAGCACCAAGTCCACCCCATCCCGCAGGGCGGTGAACCCGACCTCGAGCCCGGGCGTTTGGGCCCGGCAGTCCGCGTCCATGTACAACACGTGGTCCCAGGGTGCGCGGTCCAGCACGTTGAGCTTCAGCCACCGTGAGCGTACTACCCTGTCGCCATCCACCAGGCCATCGTCAACGATGCGCACCTGGGCGTCCGTGAACCCCAGGCGCAGCAATGATGCCTTGGCTTGCTTGGCCTCCCGCAAGGCGGGCTCACCAATGGCCACGATGACGCTACCACGGCTCGGTGTCATGCGCCCTCGGGTCCACCCACGTGCGGGTCATGGGCAGGAGCATCGGCTTGACAATGTACACCGCCCGCAGGAACGCTAGGTGCTCGTTCAACCCCGGTCCCTGCTGCCGCTCCCACTCACCCACGAGGTCCTGGGTAGCGGGAGTGTCACGAAGAAACAGCAGGTTGGTGTTATAGAAGGGGATGCGGAGGTCAGGCAGCACCTTGGCGGTGAGTGCCTGGTCCTCCCCGGAACCGAAAGCAAGGGCTAGGGTGTCGTAACTGTACAAGGGTGCAACCACGTCCCAGCACTTCAGCAGGTGCCAGGCGGGCACAAGCAAGTCGTAACGCAATGGCTTGTTAGGCACCCACAGGCAAGTGTACTGCGCCCCGATGAGCGGGGGCGCTTGCAGCAGCTTTACCTTCGGCCCCATCCCCGGGTACTTGCGGGCGTCAGTTAGGTTGCCACGAACGACGATGCAGCGGTCCGACCCGAGCAACTCGTGCAACCCGAGCGCGTCGGGGTTCAAGGCAACGGCGGTGGCATCAGCAATCCACAGCAGCGCCTGGTGGCGACCAACGTCCACCCAATCGCCGCGCATGTACTTGCGCATGTGACCTGACTCTTCAATGTTCTTTACGGTGAGGAGTTGAATCCACACGTGGCCCTCCGGCCGAGGAAAGGCGGGGTGGGGTTTGCCTCCCACCCCGCCGTAGTACCAACGCTTACCTACTTACGGAACCACTTCCTCGATTAGGGTCACGGGCACCGGTTCGTAGCGGGGCTCAATCCCGTACAGAATGTACGAGATGAGGGCCGCCTGGGTGCTGTTGACGGCGACACCGACGTAGTGGAACCCGCCATTGACATCCAGCTCCTCGGTTCGAAGCTCGATGACACAGATGGCGTCTGTCGGGTTGGTCAGGGTATCAATCTCCCTGTCACCCCAACCCGCCGTGTCGATGCTCTTCTCATTCGTCGGGTCCGCGGGGTCGTCGTTCTGCAGTAGCTCACAGTCAACATCCCCCGCGCACGCACCCACGTGCAACACGAGGACGGCGCGGTGGTAGTTCGACAGGTCCACGTAACCGTAGGACAGGGCGCCGTTCGTTGACACGGGTTCCTGGTGAACCAGGACCGCGTGGGCCTCACTAAACAACTCTGTGTACATGCGTTCTCCTCCCTTCCCTCCCTCGTGGGTGGGTTATGAGACTACTTCCTCGATGAGGGTCGTGGCCACCGGCATGAAGCGTGGCGCGATGCCGTACAGGATGTACGACACGTTTGCCCCGCCACCGTCGCTGGTATCAAGGTGGACGCCGATGTAGTGGAACCCGTTGTCGACATCCAGCTCCTCGGTCCGGAGCTCAATCATGATGAGCGCCGCGGCACCCGAGTCAGGGTAGAAGGCTTCCTTGTCCCCACCCCACGCCCCGATGGGCATCTCGTTGGTGTCATCGACGTCGCTGTCGCACTGCAGCAGCTCAACCTCGACGTCGCCGCTGGTTGAGCCAATGCTCAGGACCAGAACGGCGCGGTGGTAGTTCGCCATGTCGACGTACAGCGTGTCCGCATCCGTGTTCACGGCCTGCGGTTCCAGCGCCTGCAGCACCGCATGGACCTCACTGAACAACTCTGTGTACATACTTTCACTCCTCACGGGGGCGGGCAACCCGTGCTGCCCGCCCCGATTGTGCGCGGTGCCTTGGTCAGCGGCCCACGGTTAGGTGGAGCCAGCCCCAAGGATGACGAACGGGGACACCTGGGTTGTGCCGTCCTGCAGCGTCAGCGGCTGGCTGAGCCACGGCTGGCCGTCAACCCGATGGACCGCCCGCCAGGAGGTCTCGTCGTGCTGCCAGCGGTCGAACTTCGTGCTCTCGACCGTTGTCGCCTGCCGGTCACCCACCAGGTAGTAGCGGAAGTCCGCCAGGAGGATGGAACCCTGCACGCCCGCAACCGGGAGCTTCTCGGTCCAGATGACCGGGAACCCGAGGATGGAGCCAGGGATGCCGTCCCGAGCGTTGGCCTGCCAGATGTACGACGGGTTGCCTGCCGGTCCATCGAGCTGGATGAGGTCGGACATCAGCGACTGGCTGATGACCCACACACCCCGCCCGGTGGGCAGGAACGCTTGCATCATGTCGGCGAGGTCAGGGAAGGTCACGGTCAGGCCAGCGGCCGGGACTATGATTGTGGCACCGGCCCCAATCACGCCCTGCGGCTGCCCAGCACCGGACCCGGTGAGGAACGCGAAGTCCTCCATCCACGAGATGCCCCCGGCCATGCCCAGAGGGCCGCCCAGGAACGCCTCGAGCGAGATGGCCGAGTCGTCAAGCAGCTCGTCACTCGCGCGTGTGTAACCGATGAGCTTGTGCGCCACCAGGCTAATCTGGCGGAACTTCGGGTCGCTCTGCTCCTTGTGCCCACCCTCTTCCGTCCAGTGGAACTGCATGCCACCGAACCAGTGGGGCTCACAGGCGGTCGTGGACGTCTGGTCCAGGACCGGGATGTCGATTTGGCGCCGGCGCATCGGGATGATGGTGGCGCGGGACCGCACGATGGAGTTCTCAGCCGCCTCGCTCATCAGCTCAGCGCGGAACTCAGCCGGGACCAGGAAGCCACCAAACGCCCCCGTGCCCTCGACCATCGTGGTCTTGCGACCGCGGGGTTCCTCGTCCTTGAACGCCACCAGCCGCGGGTCGACCACGTTGGTCCGAGCCGCGATGTTGGCCGCCTCCAGGAACTCCCCGTAGTGAGTGAACTTCGAGGACTTGTCCTCGGCCTTCTGCACCTTGGATTCAACCGCGGCGTCCGCTTCCAGCGCCTCGGCCGCAGCCAAGATGTTCTTCATCTGCACAACTTCAGCCTTCAGCGCGTTGGCCTCGGCCAGCAGCGGTTCGACACGCGCCTTGTCCTCAGCGGTCGCGTCAGCCTTCTCCAGGATGGCCTTGGCCTCGGCGAACAGGGCCTTCACCTTCTCGAGCTTGTCCTTCATGGTAACACCTCTCCGCCCTCACGGGCAGCAACCTTGCCTACAGCAAGTCGAGCTCGGCGATGCCGACCTCGATGAGCCGCAGCCTTTCCGCGTCCGTGGTTGTGGGTGAACCTTGAGGGTTCGGCCCGGCAGCCTTCCCGGCCTTGGGTTCGTCTGCGTCGTCCGCAGGTGCCTCGGTGGCGGCCTGCGCTTCTACCTTGATTATAACCCCAACTTCTGAGAGCGCCTCGGCTAGCGCCTGCACGGCACCGGTGATGCGCGCTACGTTCCGGGCGGCCAGCACGCGGCCGGCCTTGTGCACCCGATGCGCCCTTCCAGACATGTTGAAGGCGCCGTTGTCCGGTTCCTCATCGTACATGTGAACAGTGACGAGCGCACCAACATTCACGGTTGACCCCACGCCACCACCAACCTGTTCTATCTTGCCCACCTCAACCACCACCTCGCCATCGCTCATCCCAATCGCGTCCGAAACAGCGGTGTAGATTGTATCTGTCAAGCCCTTCTCGGCATCCTCGCGGTCAAGGTCAGCACCGCCGTCCTTCAAGTCATCCTCGCTGGTTACCTTGAACGACGCAGCCACACTGTACATGTGCCCGCCATCGGGACTCACACCCATGTACGACACACCGGACACCTTCAAGTTGGCATCCTTGAGCGCAGCAGCAATGTTACCCTCTACCTTACCAGCTTCTTTCGCGCTCAACTCCGCCGGCTTGTCCCCACCGCTCCCGCCACTTCCCTCGCCGCCACCCCCACCGCCAGCACCGAACCTTCCCAGTTCATCGCGCTCCTGGTCCTCGCTGTACTTCCGGGCCTTGCCGGGCACGTTGGGGTCCACGTGCGAGTCGTCCGCCGTGACCTCGGGCTCGGGCGCCCCGGTGCTGACCGGCTGCCACGCCTGCTCAACCTCGACCCACGCATCGCGCGTGTCGAAGTCGTACTGCCCCTCGGTCCCGCGGTAGTTGACCTTGTACACCTTACCCTCATACTCGGCGATGATGTAGGTATCGTAGGTCTTCAGCACCCACGGTGCGGTTGGCATGGCGTATGTTTCCGCCGAGCCGTCGGTGAACTGGGCGTTGAACGCCACGCCCACGCCCTTCATGGCGTCCTCGAGCGCCTCAGCCGCCTTACCCTCGTCCTTCATGGACGCATATAGCGCGGCGAGCTGCTCGTCCGCTGCCTCCTCAGTGGGGTGCTTCCCAAGCGGGTCGCCGACCGGCTTCTTGTCGGCGTCCTCCTTGTACACCACCCACTCGTCGCCCTCCTTGACCTTGATGTACGGCTTGCCCTCGCTGCCACCGAGCTTCTTGGCGTCAACGACGCCGGTTGCCTGGTTCATTCCCCACACGACAGGGGAGTACTCCCACAACCGCACAGTCTTCAAGTTGCGCACCGTGACCATCTTCCCATCGTGGTTCTTGGCCTTACCATACTCACTATCCAAGCAATCGTAAGTATAAGAGAACTCGTTGATGGCACCGGCCTTGATGCGCGAGAACGCGCCCTTGCCCTCCGGTGTATCCATCAAGAACTGAGTCGTCGCCATCAACCCACCCGTCGCCTCAGGCCACTCGGCCTGCACCTTCTGGGGCAACCCGCTCCGCCCCACCTCCCACAGCCGCTTGGGCACGCCAATGGCACTAAAGATGCTGCCCTGGTTATGCATGTCCAGCACGCGGATGCGGCCGGCGCGTTCGGCGATGGTCTTGCTGAACGCCCCGGGGTGCGAGACGTCATTGCCCTCATCCACGATGCCGAACACCGTGACGATGTGGTCCACCAACCCCTGGTCCTCATCGATGCTGGTCGGAATGAAGGCCGTTACCTTCGTCTCACGCTTTATCGTCTTGCTCATGGCTCTGCTCCCTGGCCTTGCGTAGTTTCCAGGCATCGCGTAAGTGCGCGCGGTGCTCTGGAGTGAGTGCCCGCTGCTTCTATTGTACCCTCACTTGCGTCCAAGCAGGAGCATGCAACCCGCACGATTGGCCTCCTGCCACGCTATGCCCTTACTAAGCACGTCCTTGACCGCAAGCGCTACCCCGGGCCATTGCTGCGTTTCGTAGTCGTGCACCAGGATGTACCGCTGACACACCGAGGTGGCATACAGCAGGTCAGCGACCGCACCATCAAACGCGTGGTCCCCGTCCACCAGCGCAACCACAGGCCTGATGGTTGGCAGAGGCACCGTTCTTGAGTCCGCCCGAACAGGAACAACAATGCCCTCAACCCCGAACCTAATCAGGTTCTCCCGAACCGCGTCAACGGTCGTTACTTCCCTGTGGTAGGCCTTGTCCCCCACGGTCCACCAGGGAGCGCCAGTCATCGTGTCAATGGTGAAGACGCGGCCGGC